GGGTTCAACAGTAATTCTTAAAGCTACTGGCGGTGGTGCTGTGACTATTGCACGAACTAGTAGCCAAAAAATAAACTCAATAGCAGCAGACGGCACTTTACTTAGTGGAAATGCCATTCAACTTGTTTTTGTTGATGCAACCATTGGCTGGTTAGAACTTTAATTAGGAGATAGAAAATGGCAGTTCTAGGAAGTAGAGATATTTTTAATCGTGATCCAACTAAAGTTCCGCGCTATGTTGTTGATAGTTCTAACTTTGATTATGTCAGCAATAATGCTTTTAAAAACCCCACGATGACAGAAAATTTTTGGAATACAGATAGAATCGGAGCTGTTATTACTACGGCACAGGTAGCAAATACAGCTAGAACCGTAGTCAACATAAGCAACAAAGGCGGTTTTCTTTGCTGGGGAATTGGAACACAACATAACAGTTCTTCTAACACAAACACTTGGGTAATCACTGTTGACGGTGTAGCTACTACCCTTCCGGTCTATAGCATATCTGACGCAGGTGCTGGTAGAGCGTGTTTTGGGGCTTTCAATAGTAAAAGTACCAATAGTGCATCGATATATGATGATTTTAATGGATATAACGTGGGATTGTCACCGCTAGATTCTGGTCGATTAGCATTGAGCTATTCAAATGCTGGGGGTCTGCATCGTTATGTGATTGATCCGCTTACCGCAATCGCTACGCAACCTACTGCAATTATTCGTTTTGAAACAAGCCTTACTGTAACTTTTGCGTCTAGCTTGGCAATTAGTGCAAGCTATGATAGCTATGTCGGTGTGCAGTATATTTTAGATTCGTAGGAGATAAGAAATGTCATCATTAACCAGCATTACAGCATTAGATAATAGCAATTTAAGTCGTCATTTATTTGACGACGGAAGTTATATTGATATGCAAGTTGTACCAACCATTGAGCCTACCGAGGAAGATATAGCGGCAGATGCAAGAGCTTGGAGAGATTCAGAGCTATCGTCAACAGATTGGATTGTTCCGCTGAGTGATCATCCGCAACGCGCAGCGTACCTAACGTACCGCACGGCACTACGAGATTGGCCTAGTACGTCAGATTTCCCAGCTACTAAACCTACACTTTAGGAGAAGACTAATGTGTACTAACGAAAACTGTACTTGTGATCCTTGTCTTTGTACGCCTACTTGTGAGTGTAAGTAACTATGGAAATTAAAGCAGCAAGTTTATTGGGTCTTTTACCTGTTGTCATGGTAGCGAGTGGAGCTTTGTTTTCTTACGCTAGTTTAGAAGCAGCAGCGTCTGAAAACTCTGAAGATATTGAAGATGTAATAGAACAGGTTGAAGAAGTTGAAGATGATATCTCTGAGCTACAACAGAAAATGACTAGAACTGAAATACAACTGTCAAACGTAGCAGAAGACATTGGTGATGTTAGAGCAGACACTAAGACTATTTTAACTATCTTATCTAATCAACGATCTCCTACTGAATAGTATGGGCTATGCAAGAGTTAATAATTGTTTTTGCTTTGGTAGTACAACTGCCCCCAGAAACAGACGAAAAAGTAGCAAGCTATTGGTTCTATCAAAAGCATTGCTTAAACGATGCTCGTCTATTAACACGAAGAGAAGATAACTACCACCCTATTGTGGCCTACTGCCGTCCAGAGTGGGTTGACCCTTCTGAACAAAAAGTCCAAGGGTACGACCCAGAGAATAAGGTTAACAAATGAAAACAGTAGAAGAAGCGGTAATTAAACTAGAGGCACATGAAAAAGAGTGCTTAGTTCGTTATGATAACATTAATCGTATCTTAGACGAACACGCTGGTAGGTTCAATAGAATAGAGGCTCTCACATGGGGCATTTATCCATTTATAATAGCTACATTAGCATTAGCTAAGTTTTACTAAAAGAGGCACAAAATGAGTATATTTGATAGTCTTTTGGGTGGTGGCGTTGGTTACTATTCAACCGAAGAAAACATTAAAGAAGTAGACAAAGCAATAGCGGCTCTTAAAGAAGAAAGCGATGCTTTAATAACTTCAGCTAGAACAGACGGTACGTTTAAACCGTTTACTGTTACTTCAGGTTTAGCTACTGCACCTACTACTGCTGAAGGTGGTTTTAGTGTTAACTTAAGCCCAGATCAATTAGCATTACAAGAACAATTAATGGGCCAAGCGTCTAATGCGTTTAGCGGTTTAGGGCTAGATGGGTCATTTGACAGAGCTTCAGAAGAACAAAATATATACGACCGCCTCCAACAAATGCGTATTCCAGAACAAGAAAGAAACCAAATAGCGTTAAGAAACCAATTATTTGGAGAGGGCCGAACAGGCTTATATACAGATGCTTACGGAGGAACGCCGGAACAGCTAACTCTTTCAAAAGCAATGCAAGAGGGTCAATCTTTAGATGCTCTTAATGCTATGCAGCAAGTAGACCTCCAACGTAAAAATCAATATGACTTAGCTTCTGGTTTGTTGTCTTCTGGATATGAACCGCAACAAAGAACACTAGATATGTTAGAATTAGGAAGAGGAACAGCACAGCTACCTAATACTTTACAGTCTAATCTTTTAACCACTACTTCTAATTTAGGGTCTAAAGGCTTAGAGTCTACTACTGGTTTAGAAGCTGCTAAATTACAAAGTATTATTAATAACAACGCAGCAATAGCTTCCTTATTAGGAGGTGCTGTAAGCTCTAGTGGGCAATATAGCGGTGGTTTACTAAGCGATATTTGGGGTGAAATAAAAGATTTCTTTTAACAACATATTTAACAAACAATAGAAAACATAAGAGGCATACAAATGGCTAATACAGTCGATATTGCAGGTTTGTTAACAGGCATTTCAAGTAACCCTGCTTTTCTTACACAACAACAACAACAAGCCGCAGTACCCAGAGGTGCTGGAGTTTTTGGTGGGGTTAGTCAAGCGTTAGAACGCTCAGACATTCAAAATAGAAACATGATGAGAGCAGGTGTTGGTGGTTTAATGTCAGGACTTTCTGGTATTTCTAGCGCAGCTAAAGGAACAGGTTTTAAAGGGGGACAATCGTATGAGTATTTAACCCCAGAACAACAAAACAATCGAGACTTGTCTAATATTGACTTTAACAATGCTGCTTCTTTAGAAAAACTTCCTGATCTTTTAGATAGAGCAGGAATGGGTGGACAAGCAATGGCTTTAAGACAAAAACTTGTACAACAGAAAGCAGTTAAAATTAAAGAACAAAAGCAAAGAGAGTCTTTAATTACCCAAGCTAAAAAATTAGGATTAGACAGCACTGTTGATCTTTTAGAAAATAACGGAGATATGAAAGAAGCAGCAGATCAAATAAGAGAAGTAGAAAAAACTGATTTGTTATCTAGACAAGGAAGGAGGGCTAAAACAGCTTTAGCAACTAAAGCAAACGTAGGTGAAGCTGTTATAGCTCAAATTAGTAACGGTGCTTTTGACAGTCTTACTCCTGCTCAGTTTATTGACAATGTTTTAAAAGGAGAAAAAGCAACCTTAAAGGCGTTTACAGATTCAAACGGAAAACCTGTTATGCGAAGAGTTAATGACTCTGGTAAAATTTATGACGCAGAAACAGAAACATGGAAAAATCCTTCAGAGTTACAGGTGTCTCCTGCTGTTGCTGTAAATAGAAACATAAACGTAGACGGAAGCAAAGCAACAGGGCTTGCTTACGATCAGTTTACAGAGTCGTTTGAGCTTGCTCAAGATGTTGCAGAAACTTGGGAAGCTAATGCACAAGCACAAGATTTATTAGACAAGGCATATACTGGTTTTGGTTCTGAGATTAAATTAAATCTAGCACGGTTGGCGGTTGAGCTAGGTCTTGGTGGGACATCTCCGGCAGAAAGAGTAACAGCCACGCAATCTTATATTGTTAATAGAGCGCAAAAAACAATAGAAATACTATCTAGTGGGGCACTTGGTGCTGGTGTAGGCATTTCTGATAAAGACCAAAAGTTTGCTGCTTCTATTTCTGGAAGTGATACTAGTTTATCAAAAGCAACACTACAGCGATTATTAACCCTTGAAAGAACAGCGTTACGAAACGCAGCCAAAAGAAGTAACAAGAAACTTGATATGTATTTAACAATTAGCGGTGAGGAAACGTCAGTTTATGAAGGGTTTAGAGTACCAATTCCTTCACAAACTTTACCTGTTGGAGTAACAGTAACAAAGGTGGAGGATTAAAATGTCGTTTACTTATAATGTTGAAGTTGGCGATGAAACATACAAAGTAAAATCACTAGAAGAACTTTCTGACGATGAAGCATACCAAGAAGTTTTAAATAGCTTACCACAGGCCCAAGAACAACCTCAAGCTAGTCCTGCTATGCCACCGTCTTATGGAGAACAAATATCTCAAATAGGTAGCAATCTTGCAGATGTCTATACGGAAACTCCTAGACGCATAAGAGATGCGGCACTAAGCGTTATGGACAAAGAAAACAGCTTAGGTCAACCTCAAGGTATAGTGAAAGGTTTTACAGACCCTAGTATGCTGCTAAGAACTGCTGGAGAAGGTTTAGTACCTTTAGTTACTGAGCCAATATCTGCTGGAATAGAAATAGCTGGTCGGTCTATTTTAGAAGGTGGGCGCTCTCTTTTAGAGGTTATTCCCGACAACTACGAACGACAACTAGCTAAAACATGGGAACAAGCGACTTCTGCACTAAAAGATACCCCTGTGTATGCTGCTGGTCTTTCAGCTTTAAACTCAGGAATAGACACTTATACTACTTTTAAAACAGACTTTCCTGATGCTGCTAGAGACATTGAATCTGTTATAAACATAGCAGAAATATATAAGCTACCACAATATAAATCTCCTGTAAACACTAATCAAACAGTATTTGGAAAATGGTCAGAAGAACAAGATTTAAGAGCGGCTGAATTAAGGGGGATGCCTACAAGAGACTTTTTAAACGATTTAATAACTCCTAAAGATACTCCTTCTTCTAGGGCAGAAAGGCTAGATCAAAAAGTACAAACAGAGGGTCTTTTTAACCGTAATGTTTATTTAAACACACCAGAAGAAGACGAAATGCTTGATGTTTTGTTTAACATACCAGAAGTAAATAAAAAGAACACTTTAGTAGGGAATTATAACGCTATTGTAAAAGACATAGCTAAAAAAGGAAACGTATTAGAAGAACAACTAACTAAAGCATCTTTTGTAAAAATTAATGTAAAAGAATTAAAACAAGATTTAAACAATTCTGTAGAGTATTTAAAACAAAACAATCCTCTTATTTCTGGTGTCCCTTCTACTGTTGCTGAAAAAATATTTAATCAAACAAGTAGGATTATTACAAAAGTAAACGGTACACCTTTGTCTATATTAAGAGCTAGAAAAGAACTAGATGCTTGGCTTAAAAACCAACCTAGAGACACTTTTGGAGACAACGCAAATGCTTATACAGTAGCAACTAAAGAAATAAGAAATGTTTTAAACAATGCTATAGAAAATTCTTTAGCAAAAACAACTTTAGACGGAAAACCAATAGGAGTTAATGTCAAACTTAGAGAAGCGTTAAGAGAACAAAGTCTTCTTTATAAAGTTAATGACAGGCTTGGAGAAAAAGCAGCAGATGAGTTTGACACTGCTTTAGGTCGGTTAGGAGCAAACATAGGAAAACTGGCTATTAGAATTCCTACTACTCCTTTAGGTATTTTTGCTACTATTAGTTATGGAGCTTCTGCTGTAGCTCTTGGCCCAGTTGCTGCTACTCTTGGTGCGTTAGGTGTTGCAGGAACAGCAGGATACATGATTAAAAGAGGGGCAATAACCCCTAGAATGCGAGAGTCTCTTTCTTTAGTTTTAAGAGCTACAGACAAAGCAATAAAGAAAACCAAAAACAATGAAATGAGAAGAAGTTTATCTTTAGATCGTGCGGCTGTAGTAGAAGCATTAAAATTACCACTTACTACTGTAGATGATTCTTCAGAAGAAGACGATAGGGAATAACTAATGGGTCTTTGGGAAAACACGGTCAAAGAAGCTGCTGAAATGGTCAACAACATGATCAATGCAAAAAGCCAAGAATAAAAAGGAGCCATCCTTGGCTCTAAGGCTACACAGGAGAATTACACTATCTCACAGGCTCCACCAGTACACGCTAGTTCTTGGGAGCCTGTGGTATTGTCTTCTGACTCAAAGTTCTCTAGATCATCCCAGTCTACGTTTTTAGGCATGGCCTTTAGCAGTTCTTTGTACTTCTCAGGGTCTATCTCTTCATAGGGAGCCTGTTGGTATACATGGTCGCTGTAAGGCAACAGAGATATACCAGAGCATATTTCAAAGTTATCCCAGATCCACTGAGCCACCTGTAGAAACTCATCGTCGGTATAGTAGACCGTTATGCTTGGTTTATGTTCACACCAGAAGTTCTGATATGTCTTCCACAACTGCAACTGTTCCATAGCTCCCACTTGCTTGACCGTGGTGCTAGTCTTAGGTGACTTTACTGGAAAACTAAACACTAAGGAACTGGGAGACATAACGTCCTGTTCTACAGGAAAACCTTTGTCAGTCATAAAGGTTGCTAATGGGTCTTGTTTGTCTGACCTAACACGCCTGATGTACTGACTAGAGAACCTAGGGTGTAT